CACTTTTCTTTTTTTTCCCAAATTTAGCCCTAATTTTATTGGGTTTTATATCTCAAAATATGTTGTTTTTTGTCAAAAATAGGTCAAAATAACTTTTTTGCACCTGGTTTTATGTAAAGCGTTCGCCCCAATACCCTATATGTAGTGGTATAGTAGAACTATGGGCAAACGTGGACGCTTACCTAAACAAAAAAATAAACTACAAGGTCATCGTGATAATTCACTAAGTGTATTACAAGGTGGCAAGACTTTTGACACACCTAAACCTAATTCAAGGTGGTTAGCTAAGACCAGGAACTATTGGATTGACTATTGGGATAGTGATTTAAGTCAAACTGCCCAAAAAGTAGATCTTCCTGCATTTTTTAGATTATTTCAATATTACGATGAAACAGAACGTGCAAATCGTACAATTCAAAAGATGGGTAGTTCTGGATTAATTGATGTAGGGTCAAAAGGACAACCAGTTGTTAATCCTTTAATAATACTTACTTTAAAACTAGAAGAAAAGATTTTAAAATTAGAACAAGAACTAGGCTTGACACCACTTAGTCGCCAACGCTTGGGTATAAGTCTTACAGAAAATGCAATGGGATTTAGACAATTACAACAATTGCTGCAAGAAGATGAGCAAGAAGAAATTGATCCACGGATTAAGATACTTGAAGAAGAATGAAAGATAATTGGATTTACTTGAAAGATGGTTCAAAAGTGCATATATCCTGGATTGATACAGAATTTGAAGAAGTAAAGGGGGAAGAAGAATAAATGGACATTTTTATTTTAGTAATGATAATTATTGTAATAAATGCTGTTGCTTGGCAATTAATAAAAAAAGATAAAATATGATTTCTTTACCAGAAACAAAAGGTGCAAGAGTTGTTAAATTTATAGAAAAGTTTTGCGTTCACGGGGAAGGTGATTTTTATGGACAACCCTTTAAACTAGATGATTGGCAAAAAGCAATAATATACGAAATCTATGAACTTAAAGATAATGGCGAAAGAAAATATAGGGAAGCCCTTGTCGGCTTACCCAAAGGAAACGGAAAAACTGCTTTAGCGTCTTGTATTGGTTTATATGAATTACTTGGGTCTGGTGTTACAAGTCCTTTAGTTGCTGTTGCTGCAGCTAGTTATGAACAAGCAAACTTAGTATTTGGAACAATGAAAGCTATGTGTGATGAAAGTCCAATTTTAAGAAGTATGGTTGAAACATTTCAAAATGAGATACAAGTCAAAGATGGTCCAGGTAGGGCATATCGTATTGCAGCTAAAGCAGGAACAGCAGATGGTGGTAGAAATAGTTGTTTTATCGCTGATGAGATACACGAATGGAATAATATAAACTTAGAACGTGTGCATTATGTTTTATCTAACAATACTGCAAAAAGAAAAGATGGATTAGTTCTAAATATTACAACTGCTGGTTATGACTTAGATAGTATGGCAGGACGTATGTTTCAAAGGGGTTTATTAAAAGAAAGTGGCAAACAAGAAGATCCAGAGTTTTATTTCAAATGGATAGGTGCAAAAGATGAAGAAGACCCACATAATGAAGAAGTTTGGACAAAAGTTAATCCTGCTATACCAAATGAATGGTGGCCAATAGAAAACCTTAGACGCAGACATAAATCTTTACCAATTAACGAATTTCAAAGGTATCACCTAAATCAATGGACCAGGACAGATGAAGAAAGCTGGATTGACATAGAACAATGGATAGCTTGTCAAGATGAAGAATTAGAACTAGAACCAGATGTAGAAACATTTGTTGGTGTTGATATGGCACTAAGGCACGATAGTGTTGCAATAGTTTATGGTCAAAAAGATGATAACGAAATAATAAACTTAAAATCTAAGATATGGTTGCCTAATGATGAAAACTTTATGGATTATCAAGAAATTGAAGCTTTTATTATTTCATTGATGTCAAGCTTCCAAATAAAGGAAGTAGCGTATGACCCTGCCTTTTTTGAGCGTTCAGCACAAGTTTTGCTTGATAGGGGTGTTCCAATGGTAAACTTTCCACAAACTCATTCAAGAATGATACCTGCCTGCGGTAATGCTTATGATTTAATATCAAATACAAAAATTAGACACGATGGCGACCCAACACTAACTGACCAGGTTATGAGTGCTGCACAACGAATTACTGATATGGGTTGGCGATTATCCAAAGGAAGATCAAAAAGAAAGATTGATGGGGCGATAGCTATGGTAATTATGTTGGATAGAATAACTGCACCTGACCCGCTATCAGATGAACCAGATGTTGCTATCATAAATCTATGAAAAACTATATAACAACACTAATAGAAGTTACAGGTGCAGGTCTTATAATTTATGGAGTATATACAATTAACGTATCATTAGCGTTGATAGTCGCTGGTGCGTTTTTAATTATAGGAAGTTATTTAGCAGTTAGATGAGTTTATTCAAAAGAGCAGAAAACCGGGACGCAGCAATGGGCAACCTTGTAGATTTGTTAGCGTTGCGGGAAGGCGGTCTGTATAATTACACAGGCGAAAAAGTCAATGAAATGTCTGCCCTGGGAATATCAACAGTATTTAGTGCTATATCCTTAATTGCAGACAGTATTGCGTTACTTCCTGTTAAAACGCTTCGTTATGACGGTTATAAGACAATATTTACTGATAAACCTAAATTTTTAGAAAAACCAAATCACGGGCTTGATTTAACAATGTTTGGACTAATACATCAAACAATCACTTCTATGGCTATGCACGGAAATGCTTTTATCCTTGTAGATAAAGATAAGCAAGGCAGACCAATACAATTGACACCAGTACACCCTGAAAAAGTAAAAGTAGAAATGTCAGGGGGGCAAAAGGTCTATATGTTGCAATCAGGTAAAACTGGCGACTATGACAGAAAAATAACTCATCATAATATGCTTCATTTTATTTGGTATTCATACCCAGGACAATTATTAGGTGTAAGCCCACTTCGTACAAACTCAAACACCTATGGATTAGCGTTGGCAATGGAAAGACATATTGCCCAGTTTTATGGTCAAGGTGGTACACCTAGTTCAGTTTTAGAAACAGATAGAGATTTAACAAGTGAACAAGCAAAAATATTAAAAGAAACTTGGTTAGGTAATCATAATAGAAACAGAAAACCTGCGGTACTTACTGGCGGTCTAAAATGGAAAGCAATATCAGATGCTGCCGGGAATGAATTGATTGCAGCTAGAGATCAGATTGTTCACGAAATTGCAAGGGTATTTAGAATACCTGCACATTTACTTTTATCAAAAGATGGTTCAAATGTTTATTCAAACATTGAAAGCAACGGACTTGCATTCGTAAGGCATACACTACTTCCTTGGATTAGAAGAATAGAAGATCAATTTAGTTCATTATTACCAGGTAAACAATTTGTTAAACTTGACACCGATGAGTACGCAAGGGGCGACCAATTAAGTCGTGTTCGTTCTTTTCAAGTCGCTATAAGTTCTGGTGTAATGACACCAAACGAAGCAAGGGCAAAAATGGATTTAGAACCTTATGATGGTGGTGATAAATTTTACATTGGTTTACAAGGTGCATTGATTGACCCTACTTTAGAACCACAAGGCATTGACCAACACGACCCTACTAATAATTTAAACACAGAATAATGCCATACTCAATTATTCATAATCACCCAGATTGTAAAAAAGAAAGTGGCGAAACTGGACAATATCAAGTTGGTGGACACGCAGTAGTCAAAGATGATGACAATAAATTGATGGGTTGTCATAAAACACACGAAAGTGCAGAAAAACAATTAAAAGCGTTACAAATTGCTGAAGCTGAAGAAGAAATGAAAAATCAAGAAGATCAATCAGAATTTAGAAAAGTTGATAGAAAAGCACCTGTATTTATGCAAAAGAATGCACAAAGGGGTTTGGATAACCTTAACAAGGCAGGTGATGGATTAGTTGATGAAACTAAAAGACAAGCCAGGATAATGGCAAGTGGTGGTGAACTATCAATAGATAAAATAGTAAAAATGGCAGCTTGGCACAAAAGACACCTTACAGACCTTGATAGACCAAAAACAAATCCTAACGACCCAGGAACGTGGAAACCGTCCGATGTGGCTTTCCTTTTGTGGGGTTCGAACCCTTGGACTAATCCAATGCAGGCAGCAGATTGGGCAGACAGAAAAATAGCACAATTAGTTTCAGAAGGTGCTTTAGAGCCAAGAGCAAGTGAAAGTTCTACACCTGCACCAAAGAAAGACCAAATTAAAGGTTCTGCTAAAAACCCTAAAGGTTCTGCTGGTGGTAAGTCTGGTGGTATTAGTTTTAGCGAAAGCACAGAAAAAGCAATTAGGGGCAGAATAGAAAAACATAATGAAGAAGTTAAAGATATGGCTAGTTGGCGAAAACTTAAAATGGGTGCTGCTAAAGCAGTAGTCAGACGTGGTTTTGGTGCATACTCAACAAGTCACAGACCTGGTGTAAGTCGCCAAGCGTGGGGATTAGCAAGACTTCGTGCATTTAGTTATTTGTTAAAAAACGACAGACCACAAAATCCTAAATATAGAAGTGATAATGACTTGTTACCAAAAGAACACCCTAGGTATAGTGCTAAGGAACAAAAGAGCAACGAACAACACACAGATGTGTTTGATATACCAGTTGCTATATCACAAACAATAGATATACAAAAACGTACCACTAATCTAGTAGAGATGGAAAGACAAACTGAAAATAGAAGTTTTACATTTAGTGCAGTAGAAGAACGTAAAGACAACGACAATAATACTTTACTGTTTACTGGCTATGCTTCAGTATTTGATAAACCCTATGGTGTAAGAGATGGCAGGGGTCAATACAACGAAACTATAAAACAAGGTGCATTCAAGAAAACCTTGAAAGAACAAGATGATGTAAGATTTTTAGTAAATCACGATGGTATTCCATTGGCAAGAACTTCATCAGGAACATTACAACTAGAAGAAGATGAATATGGTTTATTTGTTCGTGCTGAATTAGACCCTGCAAACCCAACTGTTGCAGAAGTATCAAGTGCTATGAAACGTGGCGACCTTAATGAAATGTCGTTTGCTTTTGCAGCAATCAAAGATAATTTTGATAATAGTGGCGAAAATAGGGAAGTCAATGAAGCCAGGTTGTTTGACGTATCTGTTGTAACATATCCTGCAAATCCTTGGGCAGGTGCAAAGTTGCGTGGTATCGATATAGAAGATCTACATAAAGAATTGGTAGAAGCAAGAAGTGGCGACCAGGCAAAAGAAGTTTTAGAAAGTTTTATCAACAAAGTTGCTGAAAGCGATGATGTTGATGAAAAGCGAAGCAATCACAAAGTTGAGCTTTTAAAGTTAAAACTAGAAAGAGATGGCATTCGCTAAAAGACGTATAGCCGTGGTTCGTGTATCACACTTATTTGCCACACTCTACGCAGAAGTACAAGAAATAAACGCAAAAGGATAACATTGAAAAAGTTAATTGAAGCAAGAGAAAGTAAAGTAGCAGAACTTGATGGTCTTGTGGCAGAACTTGATGAGATGGAAGCAGGCGAAGAATTTGACGGTAAATTTGCAAGATCAAATGAATTGCACGCTGAAATCAAAGATTTAGATGTCAAAATAGATGAAGCAAGAGATGTTGCTGAAACTCTTAAAAAAGTTAAAGAAAGCAGAAATGAACTTGGTGTTGAAGAAGACTTAGGCGAAACAGAAGCTGTTGTAGAAGTAAACGAACCAGATATGTACAGAAATGGTGGGGAACACTCATTCATTGCTGACGCCTGGGCTTCAAGACAAGGCGACTATAAAGCACAAGAAAGACTTAATAATCACCAAGAACACGAAGCAAGAGATATTGGAACTGGTGCTTTTACAGGACTAGTTGTACCACAATACTTAATTGATGAGTACGCACCAATTGCAAGAAGTGGCGCTGCCGTATACAACGCAATACCTAAAAAACCATTACCGGCTTATGGTATGAAAGTTGAAGTTTCCAGAATTACTACTGGTTCAGAAGCAGCAGAACAAGCTTCACAAAATAGTGCTGTTCAAGAAACAAACATTGATGACACATTATTGACAGTTAATGTCGATACAATTGCTGGTCAGCAAGATGTTTCAAGACAAGCATTAGAGCGTGGTGGACAACCAGGTTTTTCTATTGAAAACATTGTTTTCGCAGACTTAGTAGCAGCTTACTATTCAAAATTGGATAGCTTAATGCTAGAAGGTTCTGGATCTTCCGGACAACCACTAGGTATTAGAAACGTATCTGGACAAAATACTGTCACATATACAGACGCAACACCAACTGTTGCTGAAGCTTTTCCTAAACTTGCTGACGCAGTACAAAAAGTCAATGCAAATAGATTTGCACCGGCTACTGCAATCATTATGCACCCAAGACGTTGGGGTTTCTTCACCGCAGGTGTAGACGGAAACTCACGTCCATTAGTATTACCTGCTGGAAATAATCCAGACAATGCTATGGGTATTGGTGACGCAGCAAAATATGGAAACGTAGTTGGAAACCTTTTAGGACTTCCAGTTATTACAGACGCTAATGTAACTACTTCTGATGGTGGTGGTAACGACCAGGACCAAATTTATGTAGTTAAAGCTGATGACCATATCTTGTTTGAAGATAATTTATTCCAGTTGAAGTTCGAAGAAACAAACGCAGGTTCATTAACAACTAAGATGGTTGTTTATGGATATTCTGCATTTGCTTCAGGTAGATACCCAGCAGGAATGACAAAGATACAAGGAACAGGACTTATAACCCCTAGTTTCTAATTAATTAATGGTTTTGGTGTGCTGGGCAACCAACACACCAAACCATATAGGAAAGAATTATGGCAAAAGATAAAGATTTAATAGAAGCACTAAAAGTAGAACTTAAAAGTTATGAACTTTATGGAAAGGCGGAACGTGCTAAAGCAGTTAAAGACGCAATTAAAAAAGCTGGTGGAACAGTTGAAAGTAAAACTGCAAAACCTAAAGCTGAAAAAAAAGTAGAAAAGAAGAAGTAACAAATGCCTAAAGGAATTGGTTACGGAAAAAAGAAAATGAAAGGTGGCAAAGGTAAAGGCCGAAAGAAAGGTAGATAATTTCTTATGGCAATTACTAATGGCTACGTTACACAGAACGAACTAAAAACGTTTGTTGGCATACCTACTAGCGATACAGCAGATGATAGCTTAATTGATGACGCAGTAAATGCTGCCAGTAGGCAAATTGACGCTTTTTGTGGCAGACAGTTCTATCAAGATGGTTCTACTTCTGCACGAAAATTTTTCACAGATGACCTATACAGACTTCGTGTAGATGATATTTCAACAACTACTGGTTTAGTAGTTAAATATGATGATGATGATGATGGAACTTACGAAACAACTGTATCATCAAGCGATTATCAAGTTTTGCCTATAAATGGTGTTGTAGGTGGTATTCAAGGAAATCCATTTTATATAGTAGAACTAATTTCAGATGGTGTACACGAATGGCCATTAGATTATTCAAGTAATAGACCCAGGGCAGAAATTACTGCAAAATGGGGTTATGCAAGTGTTCCAGAACAAATAAGACAAGCAACTTTAATGTTAGCTAGTGAATTATTTGCTATGCGTAATGCACCACTAGGTGTTGCAGGTGTGGGTGATTTTGGTGTTGTTAATATCCAACAAAATAGGGAAGTAACAAGACTAATAGCACCATTCCGCAAAGGAACAGTTTTGGGTGTAGTCTAGTGGCTACACTTTCAGAAATCACAGATGGTTTAAAAACTACAATTAGTAATGTATCTGGATTACGTTGCTACGATACAGTTCCTGATATGGGTCTAAACTTCCCGGCAGCATTCATAGTACCAACAGATATTGAATTTGATCTTGCAATGCAAAGGGGTACAGACAAATATACATTTGATATTTTGATTGCAGTACAAAGGTCAGACAGTAGAACTGCCCAGGATAAGCTACACGGATATATAACAGGACAAGGTTCAAACAGTATAAGACAAACTATATTTAATAATAGAACACTTGGTTTAACAGATACAGATAGTCGAGCAGTATCAGTATCAAACATAAGTGCAGATGTAAGTGTCAATGGCATAGACGCCATTGGTGCAAATATAAACGTTGAAGTTTTTACGAAAGGAACAAGTTAATGAATTGTTGCGGAAATTGTCCAGATAGTTGTAAAGGTGGTAGCTAATGGCTAAATATAAAATTATTGGTAACAAAAAGGTTATGGATAAAGAAAAAGGTGAAATAATCACAATAGAAGATCAAGATGTTGCTAAGTCATTAATAAAAGGTGGACACATTGAACCTACTACAATAAATAAAAAAAGAGCCAGGAAAAAAGACGGCACATACAAAAAAGATGATAAAAGTACACCAGAGATTAACGAAGCTTGGGAAGAAGTAGAAAATGGCTAAATTTGTATTTAATGATGGTAAAGCGTTTGCAGGTGGATATGACTTATCAAGCCACGTTACAAGCGTTAACCTGGACATCACAGCGGAAGAATTAGACGCTACTACAATCAATTCAGGCGGTTTTAGGTCTAAATTAGGCGGTCTAAAGGATAGCAGCTTACAAATGGACGGCTTTTATGAAGCCGGGGCAAATAAGCCAGACGCTTTACTAGGCGCTTCAATAGGTAACGAATTATTAGTAACAACAGTTCCAGACGCAGGTGTAGGCAATACTGCTTACTTTATGAAGTCAAGATTATTTAGTCATCAAATTTTTGGTGCAATAGGTGAGATAGCACCTTTTAGTATTTCTAAAAGTCAATCAAGTGATGTAGTGGTTCAAGGTAAAGTCCAGGTTGATGGCGATTTAACTGCAACAGGAAATTCAACCGGTGTGCAATTAGGTGCTGTTGGTGCTACTGAAAAATGTTATGTAGGCATTCATTGTTATGGTGTAAGTGGCACATCTACACCAACAGTAACTTTTAAATTACAATCAGATGACAATTCAAGTTTTACTAGCCCAACAGATAGAATTACTTTCACAGGTATAACTGCAATTGGGTCAGATTTCCAAAGTGTGGCGGGTGCTATTACAGACCAATATTGGCGTCTAAACTACACAATATCTGGAACAAATCCAAGTTTTTCTATTCACGCAACAATCGGCATAGAATAGCCAAATTGAAATTTGCCACTTATTGTGGTATAATTAAAAAAACGAATGGAGTAACAAATGGAAAAAGATTGTAATTCTTGTGGTAAAACAATTTATTATAGTCCTTTTGCTTTTGACCAATATGGCATTCCTACCGGTGAATACAAACACGTAACAGAAAGTGGTTTATGTTCTAATGGTATTGATGGTTGTTGGGAAAAAAGAATAACAGAATAACAAACAAATAGAAGATCCTTTTTATCAATTTAGTATTGATAATGAAAGGAGTTTACATTGGCAAAATTTGTTTTGACAGACGCTAGTGTGACATTGAATAGTGTTGATTTATCAGATCACGTTTCAAGTGTTACATTAGAGATAACAGCAGATGAGATTGTAACAACAGCAATGGGCGACACATTCCAATCCAGGACCGGTGGTCTTAAAGATGGAACATTGTCTATTGAGTTCCAACAGGATTTTGCTTCATCTGAAGTGGACGCAACATTGTTTCCATTATTAGGTACTACAACTGCATTCCTTGTTAAACCAACAAGTGGTTCAGTAAGTGCTACAAATCCAAGCTATGCAGGAAGTGTGTTAGTAAATTCACATAGTCCAGTAGCTAATGGTGTAGGTGAATTAGCAACTATGTCCGTATCTTTTCCAACAAGTGGCACAATTACACGAGCAACTAGTTAGAATTAGATTATGAACTCAGGTTACATAATTGAATACCAAGACGGAACTAAAATAGAAGCTGATATAAGACCAGTTGATTTAGTTGCATTTGAACGAAAGTTTGGTGTAGGTTTTAGTGTCCTGGCTGACCCAAAAGAAGCAAGATATGAACACGCTTCTTATTTGGCTTGGCTAGGTGCTAAACGAAAAGGTGAAACTGAAGATTTTGACAACTTTTTAAATAAAGTTGTAACTATAAAGGAATTTTCAAGTGATACCCCAAAAGCCAAGTAATAGAACTGATTGCTGCACTTAGTGTGCAAACAGGTCTAAGTCCAAATGAATTACTGAATAGCGATATGGAAATCATATCAGCATTAGCCGATGTAATAAATAAAAAGTATGGCCACAATTGAACAAAGGGGCAGGGGTAGAACCCTTAATGTTACAGGTGCTTTAGGTGTTTCTGGTTTAAATGAACTACTACGTGATTTTAAAAAGTTAGATAAAGAAATTAATAAAACTATTCGTAGGGTTAATAAAGACATTGCAGAAGAAGTTACACAAGACGCAATAAAACTAGGAAGATCACAAAATGTAATGGGAAGACCAGTACATCGTAGAGATAGAGCGGTAAAAGGCATTAAATCCAGGGCAAGGCAAAACCAAGCTTCCATTGAACTGCAAGGTCATAGAAATGACGCTATATTGTCATTAGAATTTGGTCGTATATACCAACCAATTCCTAAAAATACAAGAAA